TAAAGTTTAAAGCTCCCATAGGCTTAGACTCTATGTCTTGAGACTTATCTAATTTACTTGACCAATCTGTTATAACATTAGAGTAAAAGTCGTCTCTAGGTTCTATAATTAAATTCTTATTGTTTTGAGTATCTGGCTGAATATATAAATTAAACATCTTAACAAGTGACATTACATAGTCTTTTTGTTTTATTTTTCTAGGTGTCATAGATGACATATCTATAGTATTACCCTCAACTAATCCACTATTAACAACAGTATTTGTTAAATATCCACTTAGTATATTTAATTTATAAGATGTATTTAAATTTGACCACGTGCTACTCCCAATACTCCATTGACCATATAATGAAGCATCTGGACTGGTATTTGGAAAAAAACTTCTATAATGTAAATAAAGACCGTATTCTAACTCTACTTTTATTTTTTCACCAGCATTTAAAAAAACATTATTTGCATTAACATAGAATTTATTACGAGTTGCATTAGTGTTTAAATATCTTGAGGGGTCAGCCGACATATTATTTTTTGGAGTTAAATAATTAACAAAAGCCTCGTGATAAAAATACTCTAGTGTGTTTGTAGTTGGATTTGAATTTGTGGTAATTTTTTGACCAGATGACGCTGTTCCAATAGCAGTAACTCCATAATTAATAGAATCTAAATTAGATATAAAATTACCACTAGAATCATACTTATTTATTTTTATATAGCCACAAATAGCAGTTTGACAAGTCCAATTTATAAGACCAATATCAGAGGGAGCAGTAAACTCACCTTGTAGTTGTAACATTGTTTCAATGTTGTAAAACCCAGATTTAAGGGCGGCTACTTCATATATTCCAGTAGTATTATTATATATATTAGATGGGTCATTAACCTCGTTATCAAAGTTTATAAATTCAGTTTGTAAATTAGTAAAAGAATTTTGATAAATTGTTGGTGCTGGATTAGTTGGAGGTATTACATAATCATTGCCATTTGATAATATTTCAGGGTTATTAACCTCAAATAGTCTAGTTAAAACTTCGGTTTCAGTTAGTTTAAAGTCAGCCTGACTAAACGGAATTATTAAAGTATTAAAAAAATCACTAGTCAAAAAGGTTGATGTATATGTATAACCAATAGACTCAAAAATTAAATCTAAATATTTCTTAGCTTTAACCGCTGGAAATAATGAAGTTACTGTCCAATTTTCAGTACCAGAATTTAGAGTTCCATAATTAATATTATAGTTAATCATTGGATAAACATAGTCAGTAGTTAAAGGCAAATTCCAGGTGGCGGCTTGGTTTGTTTTATTCCAAACGTGATTTAGTGAGCTTAGGTCTAAGTCTGACAATTCAGCGTTTTGCATATCTGCTATAAAGTTTCCTACTCTACCAATAATAATACAGTTATAACTTATTTGACCGTCTTTGTCTTTGATAGATTTTAATTGTAAATATCCATCTATTTGAATCTCACCATCTACTAAGTATATTACATCCGTTTTAAGATTTGGGTTAAATGTTTGTAGGTCACTACTTAACTCGAATATATGTTCAAAGATTTGATTAATAAGTTTACTAGCTGGTAACTCTATTGTTTTAGAGTGGTCAGCGTTTCTACTATCTGGCTTAGAAACGTCAGCAATATTAAAAGTTAAATTAGGATTTAAAGACCCTAACAACTCTACTACATAACCGCCTATATATAATTCTTCTTTAACCATTATCCGCTACAGCTTTCACAAGTTTCATCATCTATATTGCAAGTCCTTTCAGGAACTGGCTTACTTTCTAAGTTCCTTAACATCTTTTCAAATTCTGTCTCTTTCTCTTTCATTAAAATGATTGTCTAAAATTATCCATACCAAACTCTAAATCTATTTCTAAGTTAAATAACTTATCTACGCTATCTGACTTTTCTTCCCAATTTCCATTTATGTTTTTAATTGGAATACGTCTAAGCTCTATACTGTCTATATTTGTTGTATATCTGTCAATTAAATAAATCTCTGGACTTTCTATTAATTCTAATAACCAATTATAAGTTTTACTATCTATCCAGTCAGACGTTAATTTCATTTTAGGACTTGACTTAGTATAGTATTGAACTTTCTCTCTATTACTTATAGAATAGTTTATAGAGCCTGTTGAGGTTAAATCATTAGCAGTAGTTTTAAAAAACTTTCTTTCTATTTCTTCACTATGTTTAGATACTTTTGTAAAGTTAAAATAGTCAAAACCGCCTAAACTATTTAAAAACTCTATTCGCCTTGTTTCATATCTGCATTCAGTTTCAATATTATAATAAAACTTTTGACTACCTAAACCCTCTTCAGTTTTTAATTGTATATAGTAACTTGTAGCTGTTGTTGGTATTATTGGCTGAGTTCCTATTGTTAGTCTACTTCCTATTATTTTATTTAATGTAGCTGGTGCTGAGGGTATTCTAATATGTTTAAATGTTGATAAGTTTGGAGTTGAAACTGAAACCTGAGTCATAGCTATATTATTATTATAAGGCTGTACTACAAAACCTGTCAAACCTCCAGCACTTGAATTGTCATATAAAAAATATAAATAACCCTCATCAGTATATTTAACCTTTTGATTATATTGATTGTTTTGTGATATTCCAGGAGGTGAGTTAGTTAAGAATTTTCTAGTTAGTACATTACTACTATAATTTTGATAATAGTTTGTATTTTGCCAATCATAAAAATTAACAACATCTCTTCTATAGTTTGGTAAGCTACCGTTAAAAGTTAATAAGTTATAAGAATTTGCAGTTGTTGAATCTGGAAATGTAACTGTTTGGTTCATACTAATTGTAGATGTTCCACCATTATAATGAATCCATCCAAATTGTAAAGATAAATCTTTATAAGAGTTAGTATTATCAAACATTGACTCTATATTACTACCATTTAATAAACCAACATCACTTGACATATATGATTTCATTACGCCTGACATATCAAACCTACCAAATCCAGTACTTTGAGTAGGCGGCACTCTTAGACGTCCTAGTAAGTTTCCACCGTCTTTAACATCAATTAAATAAGCAAAACCAACATAACCCCTAGTTGTTGAGTTTGTTTCTAACATTACTATTTCAACTGGATTGTAAACTGTTCTATATTGTTGCGGTAAGTATTTAATTTCTAAACTCATTTCTTTAATATTTCTTTAATTCCTTTTGCTATTCTTTCACCAGACACAATTCTAATATCTGTTTTAAACCTATTAAAAGCCTCACCATAAAAAGTCTGTTGCATACAATTATCAAAAAAGAATCTTGGTTTAATTCCAGTATGTGCTATAGAACTTCTTACAGCATATTCGTTAAGTCCTTTACTTTTAGACCAGGCTTTAACGTGACTAACGCTTGGTCCTTTCTTAAATTGATAAGGACTGTTAGGTGCTTTAATAACCCATCCCTGACCTTTCTTATCTCCACTCTTTCTAGTGCCTCCAATACCTTTAACACCTTTATTAAGGTAGTCATAGTAGTCAGCTAAGAATAATGTCGCTATCATTTTAAAACCAAACATTTTAACTGGCATCCTTATAGAATCGTGTAATTTTCCTTTATACACTAAACCCTCTTTTTGAACAGATTGTTTAAGACAGTAAACCATATCCGCAGCAATGTTATTAAACACCTCACTTAATGTAGTTGGATTGTCTACTTTGACCTCTTCTAGTTGGTCAGTATCAAAACCGAATATGTCTAACTGTTCAGCCATTATCTATGTTTATACTTTTGCTTCATTTCTCTTTGTGCCTGTTGCTCCATTTTTTGTTTATCACTATAATAAGAAACTATATTTAGTGCCTTAGTTATATCCCAATTAAGTATCTCATCCCACTTGTCTATTCTACTATTAGTCAAATTATCTAATGTACTCCACCATCCCCATCTCTCAGTAAATCCAGTTCCTTTTTGGCTTCCCTCGTCATCTTTTTTGCTTGGTCCATCAAAGAGGTTTTTATAGCTTTTGTTAAATCCTCCGAGTGACTGTAAAAAAAAACACCGATTGGATAAGCTATAGTAATTGGCATATTGTTTAAAAAATTATCTGCGGTCTTTCTAAGTATCTCACCATCTACCTTTATATGTTTAAATCCAAATATAGTTTTCTTAACTGGTCTACATATTGTAGTTAATATATGATGTAAGTTATTGAATATAGCCTCCTGGTCATCTTTAGCGTTTTGGAGTATTTCCATACTGTTTATATATTCGCCAAATAATAACTTTCTAGCATCTACTTTAAATTCATACCATTGACCACCAATCTTAAATCTTTTGTCTTTTAGTTTATTAGGTAATTCAGTTTCTAAGAAACTCATTTTCTTTTTAATAGACTTAAACTGGTCTAAACTAATATTCTTTATTACATCTCTTTTTTGTCCTGTTAAGACTGCTAAGATGTTGACTACTCTTTCTATAGGTTGTAAGTCAGAGTTTAATACTGGTCTTAAGTTTATATAGTTACCTATTGTAACATCTGACCACTTTGTAGGGATTGTAATTTCCATAATATTATATATAACAAATTTTTGAATTATAACAAAACACTAAAATAAATAATTTAAGTTAATAAAATAATAGCACGCAATAGCACGCTAAATAGCACTCTTTGTTTTTTACTATTAAAATCAAGTGTACTTTAAGTCTACTTTAAATGGACTCTAAGCATCTCTATTCTTTTCTATTCTTTTCTCTTTTCTATTTTTATCTATTTTATTCTTTTATTGTTATTAAGTTTTTATTGTTTTATTTTGTTTTGTCTTATGTTATTATTAATGGTTAAACGAACGTTTGAACGAACGTTAAACGACTGTTAAATAATTTAAGTTAAAATACTAAACAACTAAACACTAACTAAAATAATAACTTACAATGGCTGAGAATAGTATTTAAATCAATTCTAAGAAACTTTAACACTTTTTATATATGTTTATATACATTAACTATTTATAGTGTCTTAAAACTAATATATTTAATTATCTAGTTTATTAATTAGTATATATCAATAATAAGATAATTATCTTATCTTATCTTATATAACCCCATTTGCTCAGCATTTGCATAGCATTTGCTCAGCATTTGCTCTTTTCTTTCCTGTAAATAAAAAGGGAGTGACGCTCTTTTGCCGACCACTCCCAATTCCCAAAACGTAAATTCCATTGGCTAGAATTTTTGTCATATCAAATATAGTAAAAAAAAAGGGACTCCCAAAAGAATCCCAAATCAGTTAATTGAAAATGAATTGCGACACCCATTTTAATTAATTGTAAAGATAATAAAATTTATCTAATTGAATACCATCCTCTA